GAAAATGGAATACGAGCTTTTGAAAGTGCAAGTAAGTATCGATTCAAGCATATTATAGTAGTAACAGGAGATGGACGTATTCACAGGCATAAACATAATAAATAAAGCGACATCTTTTGAATGCCGCTTTAAGATGTGGGAGTTATTGACCTATCCCATTACCCAATTTGGAAGGAAATGTCCTACTAAGCAACCGAGGGGCTGTCAATTCCCGTTCTAGACTATTGGTATAATGCAAAGGTAATAATAATACTTGAATAATTATAAAATCAACCGTAAAACAAGCGTTTTGGCAGGAGAATATGAACATATAAAAGGAAAGGGTAACCGTTTTTCAAGTACCAACCAGCCAGCAAATCGTGGCAGGAAGCCTAAGTTATATACTATCGCCAAGAAAACATACGGCATTTCATTTGAAGAATTCAAAGAAGTGGTGAATTATCTTGTTCAATGCCCTAGGAAAGAACTGAATGAAATAGCTGACAAAGAAGATACTCCTATTTGGATGTTGAACGTATGCCGTGCTCTTTACAAGGATACAGGTAAGGGAGTTATAAATACGCTTCGTGAATTAATTACATTGATGTGGGGTAAAGAAATGGCGTCAAAGTTTGATATTATAACCGCTCCAAGTATGAATATACAAGTAGTAACCAATGACCCTAAGTTATTGGAATTACAAGAGAAGTCTGTAAACCTAAAAGAAGGTAATGATGATTGAGCTGAATATGAAATGCACTCCGATTTTTTATCGGGCTATGAAGGCTCTGAATAGTGGGCTGTTTAATGTCATGGTCTTTGAAGGAGGTTCTCGCTCGTCGAAGACTTATTCTCTTATTCAATTTTTTATAGTTTATGCCATTAATAACTGGCAGCGCACAAATCGTATTGTAATAGCCCGAAAGAAAGGTACCTGGTTAGCTTCTACTGTTTGGACTGATTTTAAGAATATTCTCTTGGAACTTGGATTGTATAATAACTGTCGAATAAACAATACTCTTAAAACAATCCAGCTTTATTCTACTACGTTTGAATTTGTCGGGCTTGATGATGTCCAGAGACTTCATGGTTTGACTACCGATATCTTTTGGATCAATGAAGCTATGGAAGCATCTAAGGATGATTTCGACCAACTGGAACAACGATGCTCCCGTTTTGCTATTCTTGACTATAATCCGTCTGCTGAGGAGCATTGGATCTACGACAATGTTTGCTCCCGTGAGGATTGTTATTTTGATCATTCTACAATGTTGGATAATCCCTTTATTCCAGCAAATATGAAGAGGAAAATACTTTCATATGAACCAACAGAATATAATATCAAACAAGGTACTGCCGATAAACGGAAATGGATGATATATGGACTTGGTAAGCGTGCTAAGATTGAAGGGCTTATATTTGAAAACTACACGATCATCAAAGAAATGCCGGAGTGGGTAAAGAGGAGATGGAGAGGCATTGACTTTGGATATACGAATGATGTTACAGCTGCTTCCGACAATGGGTATTTGGACAATGCTCTTTATATTGACGAAGAGATTTATCAAACGAATATGCTTTCCTCTGACATAATAAGAGTTTTAAAGGAGCTTCCTGACAGGAAAATATGGTCTGAGAGTGCAGATCCACGTTTAG